TTTTCATATGATATTCTGGTAGGCATGAGGGGGAGTAAATCTGGAGAGGTTCATTGCTTAAACTGCGGACAATTAATAGACATGGAGGTAAAGGAATAATGCCAGTATGTTACAGATGCGGAAAAAAAGAAAATGCCATGAAGTGCGTGTGCAACGATTGTATAGATAAGCCTATAGAAGAAATAGACAAACTAATCAGGCAGTTAGATTCAGAGAAGCAGTGCGTTGAGGAAGAATGTAAAAAGTATTTTGATATTCAGATACAGGCACTTTTGATTTTAAGGGGGAAGCTATGAGCGAAGCGCAAGAACAAATAGCCGTCATGAAGTGGGCGGAGTTGCAGTCCAACAAATACCCCGAGCTTAAACTGCTTTATTCCTGCCTGTCGCGAGGCAATGTTATCACGGATTATTTATCGAGATGAAGACAAGTAAAGGTGTGTTGTCAAAAAATCAAGAATGGTGGCTGTTTGAATTACAAAAACAAGGATATAGGGTTGACATCGCGAGAAGTTTTGAAGAAGCAATAGAGGGATTGAAGGAGTATTTATGCAACAGATAAGTTTATTCTGCGGTGTAGAGCCATTAAATATAACCAAGAAGATAAGGCTGATAGAGCTGTTCGCTGGGATAGGAGCACAGGCTAAAGCATTGAAGAATATAGGTGCAGACTTCAAGCATTACAGAATCTGCGAATTTGATAAATATGCAGTCGCTTCCTACAATGCCATACATGGCACAGACTTCAAAACTTCCGACATAACCAAAATCCACGCTTCTGACTTAAGTATAATAGAAAAAGACAAGTATGAGTACATTATGACGTACTCGTTCCCATGCACGGATTTGAGTTTAGCGGGCAAACAAGAAGGTATGGCAAAGGGTTCAGACACTCGGTCTGGTCTACTGTGGGAAGTTGAAAGACTGCTTGAAGAATGTGGGAATAATCTTCCGCAAATCCTATTAATGGAAAATGTCGATGCGATACTGTTTGAAAAGAATAGGAAGCATTTTTTCCAATGGTGCAATCGCTTAGAGGAATTTGGATATAAGAATTACTACCAAGTTCTAAACGCAAAGGATTACGGAATACCGCAAAATCGTAATAGATGTTTTATGGTATCAATTTTGGGTAATTATTATTTCGAATTTCCGAAGCCGATAAAACTTGAATTATGCGTTAAGGATATGTTAGAAAAGGAAGTGCCTGAAAAGTATTATTTAAGCAAACAGACAATCGACTTTTTTATAAGCAATACCATAAAACAAAAAGAAAAAGGAAATGGTTTTACTTTTAATCCAACAAACGGGGATGGTGTAGCAAAGACCATTACCTCAAAAGCCGGCTCAAGAATGGATGATAATTTTATTACAGATGATGTCTGTATTCCCTGTTTAACTCCTGACCGATTAAAAAAACGTCAAAACGGCAGAAGATTTAAGGAAAATGGGGATTCGATGTTTACTCTGACGGCGCAAGACATACACGGAGTAGTCATAAGCAATCCTGACATTAAGCAATTAGGAAATATCAGCATCCGCAAGCTCACACCAAGAGAGTGTTTCAGGCTTATGGGATTTGAAGACATAGATTTTACAAAGGCAAAATATAAATTTGATAAAGAATCCGACTTGATATATGAAATAATGAATGAAGATATTTTAGAATCCGACAAGGTAAAAAAGATAGAGGATATGGGAATAAAGGTTACAGAGAGAATCTCTAATAGCCAATGCTACAAGCAGGCGGGAAATTCAATAGTCGTGAAGGTGCTTGAAGCGATATTTAGGAACATGAACATCAAAGGAGTTAAGAGGTGGCAGGAATGAGAAAGCTCCTGCCTCTCCTATTTATACTGATTATCCCGCTCAATGCCAAAGCGTACGATATGAGCCTTGACTACTCCAGCCTCATAGACATAAAGTAACAAATGTGATATAATATATATAAGCCCTGAACCGAAAGGCAGGCGTTGAAAAGGAAAAAAATGACAAGATTACTTGAAACGAAATGCCCATTCTATCAAAGAGAGAGGACATTGAGCATCACCTGCGAGGGTTTGATTGACAAGACCATATAATGACACGTCAGCAGTTCTATCATTCCAAACTATGGAGGCAGGCGAGACAGCAGAGGCTCCATAAGGATATGTACACGTGCCATGACTGCGGAGGGACGGCGAGAGAGGTTCATCACATTATACCTCTGACAGATGACAACATTGAGAGCTACGAGATATCGCTCAACCAGGACAACCTGATGTCGCTCTGCAAGGAGTGCCATTCAAAGAGGACAGCAGGCTACACCGGAGACGTTCCGGCCGGATATGTCTTCGATGCGGACGGTCACGTAGTTCCCATTGATACCCCCCCTGTTTGAAATAGGAATATGGGGGTAAAGCGGTATCGTCGCGGGCCCTCTCAAATACTGACCGATGCGCACATAACCCCCTACATAGGAGATTTAATGGATACGAAAACAAAAGAAGAACGGATAAAAGCAGAAGATAGAAGACTAAGGACACTGTTCAAAGAATTGCCTAAAGATACGAAGGCCCTCTATGACGGTCTTATCAAGCGCGCCGCATATATGAGGGCGACACTTGAGGACTACGAGCAGGACCTTGACGACAAAGGATATGTCGAGAGCTTCGTGCAGTCAAAAGACCTTGCGCCTTACGAAAGGGAAAGACCAGTCGCGAGGCTTTATAACACCATGAATAAAAACTACCAGTCCATCATCAAACAGCTGAAAGACGCCCTGCCCGAACCAGCAGCGGTAGATGTCAGTAATGAGATGATGCGATTCGCAATAAGGAAATGAATTTTGTTTCAATGTACCTTGAAAAAATCAATAGCGGCGAAATAAGCGCGTGTACGAAGATTAAAAAACTTTACCAGCGCGAGGTGAATTGGATAAAGAACCCTCCTAAAGATTTTTACTTTGACGAGGAGGAGGGAGCAAGACCTATCGAGTTCATCGAGAGGTTCTGCAAGAACTCCAAAGGCAAATGGGGCGGACAGCCTATCGAACTGGAACTATTCCAGAAAGCGAAGATACAGCTCGCATACGGGTGGCTTGAAAAAGGCACAGGGCACAGGAGGTTCAGGGAAGTAGTGGATATCAGGGCGAGGAAGAACGGCAAGTCGACGGAAACGGCAGCGGTCACATTGTATTCGCTTATAGCAGACGGAGAAAAAGGCGCGGAGATATACACCTGCGCGAACAAGCTCGACCAGGCTAAGATAGTTTTCAACGAGGCAGTGAATATGAGGGCGCAGTCACCAGCACTAAAGGCAGTGACTAAGAAGCGCCAGTCGGATATCTACTTTCCCGCAACATTCTCGGTAATCAAGGCATTGGCATCTGATAGCACGACGATGGATGGACTGAACGCTCATTTCTTCTCACAGGACGAATTCCATGAAGCAAGGGACAGCAAGGTTTATGACGTAATGGTGCAGTCCCAACAGTCAAGGGAGCAACCTTTAGCATGGCTGATAAGCACAAACGGGTTTGTAAGGGAAGCGTTCTTCGATGACAAATACGACTACTGCTCCAAAGTGGCTTTATGGGAACCTGGATTTGAAGATTACAGGCTTCTACCATTAATTTATGAACTCGACAGTAGGGAAGAATGGACTAAGCCAGAGTGCTGGGAGAAAGCCAATCCAGGACTGGGTTCAATCAAATCTTATTCCACACTAGCTGACAATGTAGAGAAAGCGAAACGGGACCCGAAGTTCTTGCCCACATTACTTACTAAAGACTTCAATATTCCCGAAAACACTAACGAGGCATGGCTCCCTTATAAAGCATGCGTGAACGAAGAGATAGCGGACATGGAGTATCTGAAAGAGAGCTATGCAATAGGCTTCACAGACCTATCATCTACTACAGACCTGACATGCTGCGGAGTGATTATTCGGAAGCCGGAGGACGAGAACTATTACGTCTTAGCCCAATTCTTCCTGCCACAGTCAAGGGTTGACGCGGTAGAGGGAAGCGGAGCGAGGGAAGCGCCATACAGGTTATGGGCGGAACAAGGGTGGCTGACGGTATGCGAGGGCGCGGCAGTGGACTACAACCAAGTTACTAAATGGTTCACCGACCTCGTAGAGAAGCACGACATCAGACCGTTATGGGTTTGCTATGACAGGGCATTAGCCGGTTATTGGGCGCCGCAGATGGAGGAATACGGATTCGACATGGAGAAGATACCACAGGGTCCGACGACATGGTCTTACGCTATGAAGCAGTTAGGGGCATTACTTGAGGAACACAAAGTAATTTATCAGAACAACCCCATCATGCGCTGGTGTCTGCTGAACACGGCGGTGAAATCTACGAACCGCGACGGCATAAACACAATCCAGCCAGTAAAAAGCGGGAGTACCAGGAGAATAGACGGAATGGTGGCCTTGTTAAACGGCATGGTCGGATATAACAACCACTACGAAGAATTCATGCTCTACTTGAGGTAATAAATGAGCCAGAGAATGAGTTTCAGAAATGCAATTAAATCAATATTCGGAGGATCTAAGCAAAAGATCACTACCGGCACATGGAAAGAAATAGGAGGATATACTTCATATTTCTCTTCCTTCGGCGTGGATGCTTATGCAAACGAAGTAGTCCGGGCCTGTGTCCGCACACTCGCTGAGCATTCATCCAAAGCAAATGTAAAAGTTTTAAGAGCCGGAGAACAAAGGGATATTCCTCTCCAGAAGATTATCCAATACCGGCCGAATATGTACATGAACGGTGCGGACTTCTTATATAAAGTGAGAACGTTGCTCGAAATCAACAACATGGTTTTTGTTTACATTCAGCGCGACGATTACGGAAAGTGCACTGGGCTATACCCGATGCCCAGAGCTCAGCACGAAGCTGTTGAGTACGAGGGCGGGCTGTACATCAAGTTCCGGTTCGATTCGGGGATTGTGCAGACGCATTCCTGGGAAGATCTTGCTGTGTTGCGGAAAGACTATAACAAGTCAGACATCTTCGGTGACTCGAATACTCCGATACTTACCAGCTTAGATCTCCTGAGTACAGCGTCTCAGGGCATGGCTAATGCTATAAAGTCTACATCCAATCTGAGAGGTATTCTTAAGACGACGAAATCAATCTTATCCAACGAAGACAAAACAAAGATAGGCGAAAAGTTTATCAGCGATTACATCAACATGGAGAACAGTTCCGGTGTTGCGGTAATTGATGCCAATCTGGAGTACACTCCTATAACCTTACAGCCGCAGATTGCAAACTATAAACACATCGCAGAGCTGAGGGATAATATCTATCGATATTTCGGAGTGAACGAAGACATCATCATGTCCAGAGCTAACAGTGACCAGCGGGAAGCATTCTATGAGTCGAAGATAGAGCCGTTCCTTTTAGCGTTATCACTCGAGCTCACCAATAAAGTCTTTACGGACCGGGAAAGAGGTTTTGCAAACGAAATAATGTTTGAGTCGAATAGAATGTCCTACATGTCAATGAATGAAAAACTAGCCTTACAGGCCATGGTAGACAGAGGAGCCATGACACCTAATGAGTGGAGACAGGCTCTCAATCTGGCACCGCTGCCCGGAGGTGATGTACCTATACGGAGGCTGGATACAGCACCGACAAATAACACAGAGGGAGACGAAGAAGATGATAAGTAAAGACAGGTGCTACAGGCACTTTGAAGTAAGAGCTCAGGAAGAGGAAGGAATGTTCGTTGAGGGTTATGCAGCAGTATTTGACCATTCTACGGTTATGTTTGAATATGACGGAGTTGAATACAAGGAAGTTATCTGCAGAGGAGCATTTGACAAAGCTCAGATGTCCGATGTGGTAATGAATTTTGACCACCAGGGAAAACC